TGAATTTTGCAAAGAACAAATGCGCGAAGCCAGAGAATACGTAGAACGTCAAAATGAAAGAATGAGGAAGTTAAATGACCATAGACCTTAAAGAACACATGGAAAAGAAAAAGCGCGAAAAGCACATCAAGGCATTTGATGCCATTGGTCTGGCAGTTGACGGACTTACCCTTGGCACGGTGCTTAGTATCCTGTCAGCGTTTACCAAGACTGTGCTTGACAATATGAGTGAACCAGACCGCAGTCAGGCAGCCATGCTATTTGCGTCCATCATCATGGAAAGCAATCACAAAGCTGAGGACACAGTGCAATGACTGAATGGCAACCAATAGAAACAGCGCCAAAGGATGGGCAGAATGTTCTGGTATATAATAAGTATGGGATTCAAATAGGTTGTTGGAGTGTTGTCCAACCTGAATGGTGTTATCAAGACACATATCTTCCAATGAGACAGCCCACCCACTGGATGCCATTACCGGAGCCACCAAAATGACTGAAGACCCAATGATGCGCTACATTGACGTGCTGAAGATGAGAATATCCCACCTTGAAAAGGATCACTACAAACTCATTAACACAGTTGAACATCAAAAAGCCATAATTGCCGCTTACTCCAAAATAACCAAGTTAACCATTAGCGCAAACGAGGACAAAAATGACGACGAGCAACTACAATACGACTGACAACCCGCACTACGTAACGCCCGAAGAAGCGCGAGAAGTTGGCTGCGTAATGTCAATGGGAAGGCAGAACCCCAGCATTGTTTACCAAACGTGCCTTGGCCCCAAGTGCATGGCTTGGCGGTGGCGACCAGTTGGTCATCAAGACCTAATGCAGGGCAAAATGTTGCAATTGCCGCTTACCCCTGAAGAACCATTGACTCACGGCTATTGCGGGATGGTGCGGTCATGACTGAATGGCAACCGATTGAAACAGCGCCAAAAGATAAACCTATTTTGATTAGGAAATTGCATCAAATTGGCATTGCCATGCATAATCCTTCCATATTTGGCGGTTGGCAAATGTGCTCAAGTGTTGCGTTTTTTCAAGAAGAAACCCAAGCAAATATGTGCAATGAAGCATTGCCTTTACCCACCCATTGGATGCCATTACCGGAGCCACCGAAATGAAAACGCTTATCCGATACGAATTTGAGCCTGATAACGTGTGGGCGATTTGGGAAGACGAGAACGGCAATCGGACAAGAGAGCATATTGTTATTAACGGGGAGGTGCAGTGGTGATTCATTATCATGGAACTCCTATCACCCCAATAGCAAAACTTTATGAATTGTCTGGTCGGCATTTTTGCGTTTCGCACGCTTCTCCGGGAGATGTTACTCGCTGCCATCAAATTGGTCAGTCTGTAATGTTAGACAACGGTGCTTTTTCAAAATGGAAAAGTGGGAAAGAAACCAATTGGACAAAATATTATGATTGGACGGACAAATGGTTAGATTTTCCAACTACTTGGGCTATTATACCAGACGTTGTTGAGGCGGATGCCGCTGTGCAAGATGAATTAATTTTGCAATGGCCCCACGGTGATAAAGGTGCGCCAGTTTGGCATATGCACGAGCCGGTTGATAGATTAGTTATGTTAACTGAAAGATGGTCAAAGGTGTGCGTGGGGTCGTCGGCGGAATATAGCAGCGTTTTATCGGACTCTTGGTGTCACCGAATGGACATTGCTTGGAATGCCATATCAATTAAACATAGAAGAATGCCTTATGTTCATATGCTTCGTGGTATGGCGTGTTCTGGAAAACGGTGGCCTTTTGCAAGTGTTGATAGTACAGACATTGCTAGAAACCACCATTTGCCTCACAAAAACCCTAGAATGATGGCAGACAAATGGGATGGACAACAATGCCCATCAACGTGGACAATCCAAGCTGAACAAATGGAACTGATATGAAATGTCTTTATGAGTTTGAAATAAAAACAAAATGCCCTGTAGATTTTAAAGGAGACCGATATGAGGTAACATTAGAAAGTAGCGATATAATTGAAGTTGAAAAAATTATAGAAGTTGTAAAAAAACTTAAAGAAAAAACGCAATACCAAGAAAAAATGACATTTGAATTGGCAAGGGAATTGCGGTGTATAACAACAACCGTTGGTTATCATTCTGGCATTAAAACAACAGTGAGGGCATAAAAATGAAATGGATTTTAATCGCTGCGTATGCAGTTTGTATACCTTTAGCCAATTGGATGATTGGTAACATTGGCGAGTGCATTCCAAACGGACCGTGCTTATTGCCAATGGGTTTTGGGTTATTGGCACCATCTGGAGTTTTGGTTATTGGCGCGTCTTTAATGTTACGCGATGCTATTCAAATGGTTGCTGGATGGCGGTGGGGCTTGATTGCAATTGGTGTTGGTGCAGTTGTCTCATATTTGTTGGCTTCCCCATTTATTGTTTTGGCAAGTGTTGCATCGTTTATCTTATCAGAATTGGCAGATTTTGCCGTCTACACGCCACTGGCGCAAAAACGGTTAACATTGGCTTTGTTGGCATCGGGAGCAGTTGGAGCTGTTATTGACAGTGCTGCATTTCTTTTGATTGCTTTTGGTTCAATGGATTTTATTGGCGGTCAAATATTGGGTAAATTATATGCAGTTGTATTTGCTTCAATTGTTATACCTTTTATCCGTGCCGCACTGAAGGAGGCTAAGTGATGGATATTGTAGAACGGTTGCGTGAATTGAATTTCATATATTATCCAAATGATGCCGCTGACATTTCAAAAGAAGCCGCCAACGAGATTGAACGGTTGCGGGAAGCGTTACGGCTCATGCCAAAAACAATTACCGACGCCGCCAATGAGATTGAACGGTTGCGGACAACTTGTAAGGAACTCTTACAACATGCGGAATACCTGCTTTCTGAAACAGAAAAGGCAAAAGAAAAAGATGTCACTTTGTTGCAGACACGCATTCTTCGCGCCCGTGCCGCACTGAAGGAGAGTAAGTGATGAGTGAAATACGTGAATGGTTTGAGGCATGGATGCGCGAGCGTGAGCGTGATGCAAAACAGTCAAATGCATACGTCAGTGACGTATATCAAAACATTGACCCATTTTTGTTCCCGTCTGAAATTGAAAAGAAACTGCGCGAGCAAGCTGTTGAATGCGAAAATTCTAACCGTGACCCCCGCTCTGGCGTATCTACGCTTCCAAAAGAACAAACCCTTGAGTGGGCGGCGGCTGATTTGCTTTTGGAGCGCAAGGCGGAAATAGACCGTTACGAAACCATGCGGGAAACCTTTATTAATGCTTGGCTTGATATGCGTGAAAGCCTCCAAGTCATTGGCATTGATGATGACTAAACGGTTTCCAATTTATTGGGATTGGTGCTTACGGTGCCGGGAGCAAGGGCTAGATGAAGTGGCTGATTCTATTCACGCCATTATGGGCGACAACACGACAATGAGTGTCGCATTAGAACAAATCCTGACCAAAGATTATGTTGTAGATTGCAAAGACGTTGCAAATGCGGCGTTAAACAATGTGAGGAAAGAAAAATGAACCAAGACTTTGTGAATATGGCGGCAGCAGTTACGCTTAACGATATAGTAACCGAATATATATCAGAATTTGGTATGATACCAAAGAATAAAAAAGAAGATGACAAATTAACGGAGTCGGAAAAGGAAGCAAACTTTCTTATCAAAGCTTCGTGGCTAGACGATTTGACTTACGATACAATACTGGCGGCATGCAACAAAACTATTGAGGTTATGAAAAACATTGAATACGACCTTATTAGTGGCGATCTATACGAACACAAAGAACGCCGCCGCAAAGTAGAGCAAATCCTGTCCATTATGCATATTGGTCGGGCTTATCCAGAAAGTGCCGTCAAACGTCTAAAAGGTTTGAGGCCCAAAATTACCATAAACAAGGTTGCTTGATATAGTTTTTTGCAGACTGTAAACCAGATGCATGAAATTTGACCTTGAAAAGATGACTGAAGGCCAGCGGCGTGACTTATATCGTCAAGCCAAGGCGGCTAACTACGAAGAAAGCCTGTACGGCTTTACCCAGCGAGCGTGGCGGGAAATTGATTCTGCCCCGTTTGCTGAAGGCGGCTTTGCATTGCAAGCCATTTGCGAACATCTGCAAGCTTGCGCTGATGGCTATATTAGGAATCTAATCATTAACGTGCCGCCACGTTTTTCAAAGTCCACGATTACTGGGACTATGTTCCCAGCGTGGGTGTGGGCGCAAAAGTTAAAGTCGCCCACTTCCGGCCCCGGCATGCAATTTCTGCACTCGTCTTACGCCATGAACTTGTCGGTGCAGGATTCCGTTAAATGCCGGCGGCTGATTGAAAGCAAATGGTATCAAACGCTTTGGGGCGACAGATTCAGTCTGGTTGGTGATCAAAACACCAAAACGCGCTTTCAAAACAACAAGAGCGGCATCCGCAATACGGTATCGGTCGGATCGGCTACGACTGGTCTGGGCGGCAATTACCTTATTGCTGACGACCCTAATAACGCGCAGGAAGCCAATTCTGACGCTATCATCCACTCAACCATAGAGTGGTGGGACATGGCGTGGTCAACCCGCTTGAACGACCCCAAGAATGGCGTTAAAATCGTTATCCAACAGAGGCTTTCGGAACAAGATATTACTGGACACATTTTGTCCAAGGATATTGGCAACTGGACGCACCTTTGTTTGCCCATGCGATTTGAACCAGCTAGGAGGACGTATAATGTTCTTGTTCCTGCGGAATTTAATGACGGACAGGCAGTTATCTGGACTGACGAGAGGACTGAAGAAGGTCAGCTTTTATGGGACGAACGCTTCGGTGACGAAGAAGTCACCCTCCTTGAGAAAACTCTTGGACCATATGCAACAGCAGGACAACTTCAACAAAGACCGGAACCGACCGGGGGCGGCATTTTAAAACGTGAGTGGTGGGGCGAGTGGACTAAAGAAAAGTTTCCACACAACCTTGAGATTGTTGTAGCGTCCGTAGATACGGCGTTTGGTGCGAAGGAGTTTGAGGGTGACTTTTCTGCTTGCACTATTTGGGGAGTGTATCGCGACTCAGGCCCAACTACTGGCGTTGTCGGCAATGAAATGTCTGGAAATTGGACACGTATTTCGTCCGAAGAGCGTGAAGCGGATATTCCCAAAGCTATTTTAATGCATGCTTGGCAAGGCCGCATGGAATTGCACGAACTGGTGCAAAAGATTGGCGCGTCAGCCAAAGAGTGGAAAATTGACTTTTTGCTCATTGAAAACAAAGCGTCTGGCATTTCCGTCAGCCAAGAAATGCGCCGCCTATTCGGTTACGAAGATTACGGCGTACGGCTCATTGACCCGAAGGGAATGGATAAGGTCGCCAGAACTTATGCGGTTCAGCACTTGTTTTCGGAGGGGATGGTTGTTGCCCCAACGGACAAGGGCGGAGACGTGTTTCGGGTGTGGGCCGAAATGGTTGTGGCTCAATGCGCCACATTCCCCAAGGGGAAACATGACGACTTACACGATACGGTAACGCAAGCATTAAATTGGCTGCGTGGCACTGGCATGCTTCAGCGAGGCGCTGAGCGGACTGCCGAACTCGCGTCCAATCGAGAGTGGCGTGGGAATAAGGATAGTATGCCATTGTACCCCGTTTAATTGCATGGTATGTAAAACAACCTATACAGGAGAACGCAGTGATTGAAAACCCGCATTTGATGACACCAGACCAAATGGCAGCAATTGTTTGCCCTATGGGAGTTGGTCAGGGTACGCCGGGGCGCTTTGTCCGCATTGGAAATGTTGAAGTTGGTCGCCCATGCATTGCAAGCAAGTGCGCAGCTTGGCGTTGGAATAGGCAGTGGGAAGATGAAACCGTATCTGAAGAATTGCCAGCCGTTGGGTACAGTGAAACGCACGGTTATTGCGGGATGATTGGGCCATGACAACAGAGCCGACAAAGAAGATTGAAGCACTTGTCGCAAATGACTTGGGCAACGGTTACATAAAAGTTACCGTTTATATTGACAGAAAAATACACGAACTTTGTATTAAACGGTCAGTTGCAGTGTCAGTTATTACGGCGTTAGCACAAGCACTTGACGGCAACTTGCATACCATGTAAATAAGCAAGCGTCTTATAAAGGAGACGCAAAATGACGTGGAATCATCGCGTAGTTAAATACGAAACTCGCAATTTGTTTGGCGACCCAGACGTTGGCTATGCCATTCACGAAGTATTTTATGATGGTGATGGCAATATTAAGGGCATGACATCCGACTCAGTGAAGCCTTGGGGTGACACAAAAGACGATTTGCGCCTTGAATTATTGCGTATGCTAGAGGCTCTAAACAAGCCTTCTATTGATCTTCCTGATGAAGATGGCGTTGAAGGGTTTGCGAATAGAGCGTAATTAGCCTATAGTGTGCAAGTTATTCCAACAGGAAGTTGCACATGGCCCTTACGCCCGGACTCGTCCCCAACCTTCGCCTTGATCAGGACCAGCAGGATGACCCCTCAAATGAGGGTCAGGACACTGTTGTCGTAATGGATGCAGACGATGACGTTGACCAACCTGAATTGGACGCTAGTGGCAATGTTCTTAGGATTGATCACGGGGACGGCTCTATTAGCGTGTCTCTGGATGGCAAGCCTATTCAGTCGGTTAAACGAAAAGATCAAGACGAGTGGTTTGCCAATCTTGCGGAAGACATTGACGAGAATGAACTGTCCCGCATTGCCGAATTGCTTATCAAGGGCATTGAAGAAGATATTGATTCTCGCAAAGAGTGGATTGAAGATCGTGCGCAGGGTTTGCGACTTCTGGGCCTTAAAATTGAAATACCGGGTCAGCAAGGCACGGCAGATGGCGCACCTGTCGAGGGAATGTCCCGTATACGACACCCGCTCCTGCTTGAATCCGTCTTGCGCTTTCAGGCGAATGCTCGTGCGGAACTATTGCCAACGGACGGGCCTGTAAAGGTTCGCGTAGATAGCAACAAAGATTCGCCAGACGTTGACCAACAGGCGGAATATCTTGAGCGCGATTTTAATCACTACCTAACCGTAACCGCAAAAGAATATTACCCAGACACCGACAAAATGTTGTTCATGTTGGGTTTTGGCGGATCGTCCTTCAAAAAAGTTTACTATTGTCCGTTACGGAATCGCCCCGTTTCTGAAACGGTTGATGCGGACGACTTGATTGTAAACAACGAAGCCACCGACATTTCTAACGCTCGACGGGTTACGCACCGCATTTCAATGCGCCCATCCGTTGTTAAGCGTATGCAAATTATTGGCGCGTATCGCGACATTGAACTTGGCGAACCTAAGCAAAAGATACTTGACGCAGTTCAGCTTGAAAAGTCTGCCATTCAGGGAACACAGTCGGACGTAATGGTGGCAGAAGATCGCGACCGTGAGATTTACGAATGCTATTGTGAACTGGACGTAAGTGGCTACGAACATAAGATTGACGGCGAAGTGACTGGCCTTGAAGTGCCATATCGCGTGACAATTGACGTGTCGTCAAAGAAAATTCTCAACATTGTTCGCAATTATGCGGAAGATGAAGAAGATTTGCCCGAAGCTACTAGCCATTTTGTTAAATATGACTTTATCCCCGGCTTAAAATTTTATGGTATGGGTCTACTGCATATCCTTGGCAACACTACAAACGCCCTCACAGCGGTGTGGCGCGAACTTTTAGATGCCGGTATGTACGCAAACTTCCCCGGTTTTCTGTATGCCAAGACTTCTGGTCGCCAAAATAGCAACATTTTTCGCATTCCACCCGGCGGCGGCGCTCAAATTGATACGGCGGGTATGTCAATTCAGCAATCTGTCATGCCATTGCCGTACAAAGAGCCGTCTGGTGCATTAGCTACTTTTGCTGAACAGATTAGCCAGTACGGTCAGCGCGTTGGCGGCACTGCTGAGATGCAAGTGGGCGAAGGTAAACAAGATGCTCCCGTTGGAACCACGCTTGCTATCATTGAACAAGCGCAAAAGGTGCTTAATAGCGTTCACAAACGTCTACACGCAGCACAAGCTGACGAGTTTCAGCTTATTGCACAATGCTTTAGGGAGCATCCCGACTCATTTTGGCAACGCAATAAGCGTCCAGCCGGCAAATGGGACGAACAGACGTTCCTTTCGGCGTTGGATAACTACGAATTGGTGCCGCAAGCCGACCCTAACACCGCCAGCCACATTCAGCGCGTGATGAAAGTCACCGCATTGATCCAATTGGCTCAACAAGCGCCCGATTTGTACAATCTTGATGCCGTTAATCGCGAAGCATTGCTTACATTGGGTTGGGGCAACCCAACTTCACTGTTGCGTGACACTGTTAATCAGCCCGCACCGCCCGATCCGCAAGCAAATGCCGCTCAAATGGCTGGTCAGGCTGCTATGATTACGGCGCAGTCCAAAATGATGGAGGCTCAAGCCAAAGTTCAAGACTTGCAGTCAAAGAATGGTGGTCAGCAAGGCATGTCCCCGCAAGATCAAGTCAAAATGGCTGAAATTAAACAGAAAAACATTGATGCACAGTTGGATGCTACCAATCGCAAGCGTGACAGAGAGAGTCGTGAACGTTTGGCGGCAGTAAAGTTGGCTGAAGAGATGGCTATGAACCCACAGGGGCTTGGCATAGTGCAACAAATCCTTGATCCGGGCATGATTCAACGCCTTGAGGGCAATGAACAGCCAATGACACCCACCCCCGGCGGCGTAATCCAGTAGGTATATTATGGCTGACACACTAAATGATTCAAGTGTTGACAATGCTTTGCGAATTGCTCGTCAAGGTGCTGACGAGGAAGCTAATTTGTCTGCTCGTATGCCCGCTTCGTGGTTTCAACCTATAGATTTAAACGCCCACCCCGCTACGGCCACTGTTGCGCCACCAAACCAATTTGAAAACCTCCCCGCCAATGCCGTAGCTTCGGGGAAACAGGTTTTTAATACCGCCAATGATCCTAATACTTACAAAGCAATGGCTGTGCGTCTTGCAAAGAATTTGTATCAAGACCCAATTGGAACGACAACGTATCCGCTGCGTAAAGCTGGGGAGGCTGCCTATCATATGGCAACAAATCCAGAGGAGACGTTTACTAATTTAATGCCAGTCACTTCAACGCTTAGTGGCATTAGTCAGGTGGGAGAAATAAATGCAAAATTAAACGAAGCCAAACAAAAAGGTGACACAAAAACTTATAACCAACTTTTGCCTTTGCTTGCAATGGCTGGAGTAGGTGCTATTCCGGGATTTGGAGGAGAAGCCAAAACAGCAGAAAGTGCTGTGGCTAAAACAGCGCAACAAGATGCGTCAACTTTATTAAAAAAGGAACTTAATTATGAAACAGAACAATCAGGGCCGTTCTATCGAGTCTCACGAAAAGGTAATGGAGAAAGTGGGAAAATTGCTACACAAGATGACTCTGGAATATGGCCAAACTCCCCCGCTGACTCCAAGGGAACAGGACCGATTAGATACGGAGATACACAATATGACAAGACAACGTATAAACCCTATAAGGTAATGCCGGCTGACGATCAAAATGCAGTTTTACAAACGGCACAAACATATGTAAGCGCTCGTGGGTTGCCCGAAGTTTCACAACCAAAAATGGCTCCGTCATCATTAGAAAAACAAGCAGCTATTGGCCGAACGTATAGTTTAGCAGTAGAAAGTTCGCCTGAATATAAACAAGAAATTTTTGATGCTTACAAAAGAACAATGCCTGATGTAATCAAACAATCAGGTGCTAAAAATTATGATGAGTTGTTAAAATCAGCTTATGATCAAATGGCAAAAGAAACTGCTGAACAATTTAATACTTTAAATTTGCGTTATTCTTATCACCAAAATGGTGAAGGAAACTACGCCGATAGTTCTAATATGCTGCATGATTTGCATGATAATAATCATTTATTTGTTTATCAAGGGGGAGATAAACATGATTTTTTACATAATATTGATCCCCAAACAGGATTAAATGAAAACGAAAAATTTCGTGCCGTTCACGATGCATTTGGTCATGGAATTTACGGTAACACTTTTGGACCAGAGGGTGAAGAACGGGCGTGGGGTGTTCATTCGCAAATGTATTCTCCGCTTGCTCAATTAGCAATGACAGCAGAAACACGTGGTCAAAATAGCTTTGTAAATTACACGCCGGCAAATGTTAGAATAAATGAAGCTATACGTGAAGTTGAAAGCAAAATGGCTGAAGCAAAAAAACGTGGAGATGTATCTAATTTAAAAGAATTACAAGAAGCCAAAAAATCTTTGTATGGCGAATGGAATTATGCCCCTAATAAATCTGTTTTATTGCCTCCTGAGTTTTTAAGCACTTCTTATAGCGGTGAAATGCCAAGCTATATTCAAAAGTTAATTAAACCAGCGGAGGAAACAACTTTTTCTTCACCTTTGACGCATTATAGTTTTAGCCCTTTTTTAGGACAAACTGATCCATATCAATACGGAACTGGGCTTAGAGGGGCAGAACGTAATAGAGTTTTATCTGGCGGCATTAAAGGAAGAAGTTATTTTTACTTAGGAGAACCGGGGACAGTTACTCCAGAAGCGGGTGTTGGACCAACACGTTATGCGGCTCAAGGGAAAAACTTATATAATCTAGCTGATGACCCTGAAAAGCTATATCGTTTAGCCAAACAATCCAATTTGTCGTCACCTTTATCAAATTTTAACCCTAACTCTATCCCGCATGATCAAATAATGAACGATTTTGAAAAATTAATTAGGCAATATGGATACTCAGGGTATGCGCAACCAAACCAAGGATTTCCAACTGCTGTTATGTTTGATCCAGTAACCGTTCAACGACGAAATATTGGTGGAACCGTTGAAGACCATGCTATGAATTTAGTTCGCAGATATTTAGACCACGAGGACGACCATGCAGCCTAAAAGCGTAAGAGACGCACTTCGTATTGCTCAGGCGATGGGTCGTGGAGAGGACACAATCCTAGCGCACATCAACCCACGGGAAGCCAAACTGCTTAAAAAGCGTGGCGGATCGGGCAAACGTAACCCTTTGACTGGTTTGGTTGAGTTTGACGACACTTCGGGCGGCGATGGCGACACTTCGGGCGGCGACACTTCGGGCGGCGATCCACGTGGCAATGAAGCCCAACAAGCTGATACATCTCAGCCAGAAGGTGGCAAAGTATCTGACGCACAAGTAGAGTCAGGCAATCAAGCTAACGCCGCTGCCGATACTCCAGATACTAGTAATATTGAAAATAAAACGCCAGAAGATACATCGCTTTTTGGTTCGGCAATGAAAGCTATTAATGAAATGTTTGGCGTTTCCCCCGCTGAAGCAAAACCATTAGCTGATTTTACACAGATGACACCGACAACAATACAAGAAGCAGAAAAAGTTCAACCTCCAACTGTTTCCCAAGAAACTCTTGACCAATTTGCGGCAGAAAAAGCCAAAGATGATGCGAGACGCGCCGCTGGAACTGCCATCAGTGCTACAACTGGTGCGCCCATTCCCGATGTAAACAATCCAACCCCTACTCCAAGTGTTGATCCGTTATTAGACCCAGTCCAAAAAGCTATTGAAGATGAACAACTTAACACTCCTATCTCCGATACCGTTGCCGCAGCAAAAAATATAGCCAAATCTACGATGGGAACTACCCCAACAGTAGACGCTCAACAAATTGCTGATAACACAGCCAAAAATACAGCTAAATCTATACAGGGCGTTGATTTATCCGCAACATATAGTCCTCCGGGAACTGTTGCTGATACTTCTATCGCTAATCCGGCTATTACTAATAACAAATATGCTGCCTTTACAAGTGAAGACCCCGCAGAAATTGCTCGATATAATGAAGCAATTGGCGCATTAGGCCCAAAAAACACTTTTGCAGACATGGCCCTTGGGCAACGAGTGCCTGATGTTACAAGCAGAAACCCAATAACAAACGCAGTGCAAGGCGTTGCCGACTTTTTAACGGACAAATTTACGCCGTCATATAATCTTGGTTCGCCGCAATATAATGCAATCAGCCAAAATGTTGATCGGGTTACTGGCGGTGGAAACCTTGGGCTTACTGGCGGTGGACCTGACCATCCATTACTAACAACAGGGGCCACATTAGGTTCGGCAACGGATACGCAAACACCATATGTAATGCCGCCCGTTGTCCCTAATCAACCAACCCCATTTACTTACGCTCCAACACCAACTTACCAAAACTATGTGTATCCAACGCAAAGTTATAATACTGGGTTAAATCCTGCGTTAATTCCGGGGTATCGTTACGCTGGTGGCGGAAGAATTGGGGAAAACAATGCATTGGCTAACGCTTTGCGCATGCTGATGGTTAGAAACAAAACGTGAACAGATGTTGTAAAACGGGCGGTTATGGTTTAATATTCTCTTATTGCAACTGCGATGTCGCAGTGATGGAGCGGTTCGATGCATGAATATCGTAAAGCGGCGCGTGAAGGTGCAGCCAGTAAGCTAAAGAGTTTTGAGGCTGGTGAGCCACACACGAAGGTTGATTCATCCTCGTGGTCGCCCCCTCCTATGGAAGAGGCCGGCATTAAGACGGGCATGCGCCCAGTCAGCCCCCGCCAATACAAGTCTGGTGGCACAGTCCACGGCGAACATGCAAAGAAACGCGCAGATCGCAAAGCCCGCAAATTGGGTGGTCGCGCAATGACGGTTGACGGTTTGATCAATCGTGACGACAAAATGGCTAACGACGAACGCAAGGGCATCAAGCACATTGGCGGCATGAAGCGTGGCGGTAAGATTAAGCGCGAACATCATGCTGATGGCAATCCTGTTGGCAATTCTAAGCTTCCTGATATTTCAGCAATAGAGCGGTTAAAAAACAATCTTGGCCTTGTGTCAAAATTAAAGCCGCCTAGTGGTGATATGCCATCTCCTTACTCTCAATCTGATATTGACGCTTTAAACAAATTGGTGAGCCAAATGGCTCCACCACCAGAAGAAGGATATAACGCTTATCCTAGCCCTAACGTCCCTCTACCTCCACGGCGCTCCGCATCTCCGATTACAAATCCGCCTCTTCCGCCACGCCGCACT